GCTGCCTTCCATCAAGCAAGCCGATCAATTTCTGCTGGCGCGCGTGGGACGGCAGAAGTTGAAGGAAGACGATGGCCGGCCTGCGCAGCAGATTTTTGAGCGGCTCTTCGACATCGTTGCCGCCAGAGATGCCGGCCACGCATTGCAGGCGCTGAGATTCATCAATGACTGGTGCGGTCCCAAGACGGGAACCGGCATCAAGCAAAAGGCGCAGGCGACGGCGGCGATCGTGCAACCCAAACCTGAACGCGAGCAAACCGAAGAGGAACTCGAGGCGGAAATTGCAGAGCTCGATGCTGAAATCAAAGAACTGCAATCAGCGATTGGCTCGGTCGCTGCGGAAAAAACGTAATCGTCTGATCAAAGTCCAAGCGAAGCGCAGCCAGGCCGAGGTCAAACGCCTTCGATTCAGGCTGCAGCGCGATCTCCGGGGATTCGTCCGATACTTCTGGTCCGTTTTGGAACCAGCGACGCGGCTCAAGTGGAACTGGCATCTCGATCTGCTCTGCGATTACCTGATGCTGGTGGCGCAGGGCAAGTGCCGGCGGCTGATCATCAATGTCCCTCCGCGGAGCATGAAGTCGCTGCTGTGTACGGTGTTCTATCCCGTGTGGAGATGGATCACTGCGCCGCAGCAGCGATTCATGTTTGTCAGCTATTCCGAGCATCTGAGCACCGATCATTCGCTTGCACGCCGCAACGTGCTCAGCTCGGAGTACTTCCGCCGCTGCTGGGGGCACCGCGTTCGGCTCGTCCGGGACCAGAACCAGAAGACGCAGTACGAGAACACGCAGCGCGGCGTGATGTTCGCCACCTCGATCACCGGATCGGCGACGGGCAAAGGATGCGATGTGCTGATTGTCGATGATCCGCTGAGCACGAAGGACGCTTACAGCGACAAGGAGCGCGAGACCACGAACCGCAATTTCGATGCGACGTTTCGCTCGCGGCTCAACGATCCCATGACGGGAAGCATCGTCATCGTGATGCAGCGCTTGCACGAGGACGATCTGACCGGCCATCTTCTCGCGCGGGAGCCAGGCGCATGGACGCACGTTAAGCTCGCGGCCGAGGCCGAAGTGCCCGAAGTGTGGACGTTTCCCGTTTCGGACCGCAGGCCGGTGGAGCGCCGCCCGGGCGACCTGCTATGGCCGGAGCAATTCCCACGCGAAGCGCTCGCCGATTTCAAAAGGGGATTGGGATCGTGGGCGTATGCCGGACAGTATCAGCAGAATCCGGCGCCATTCGAAGGCGGCATCATCAAGCGCGACTGGATCAAGTACTATCGCGACCTGCCGCAAGGACACGGCACCTGGATCCAGAGCTGGGATTGCAGCTTCAAAGACGCCCGCGATTCCGACTATGTGGTCGGACAGGTCTGGGTAAAGTTCGAAGCTCACTACTACCTGGTCGATCAGGTACGCGAGCGCATGGACTTCGTGCGCACGCGCCCGGCGATCCAGCAAATGACGCTCCGATATCCGCAGGCCACGGCTAAATTGATCGAGGATAAGGCAAATGGTCCAGCGGTGATTCAGTCATTGCGCGACCACGTCAGCGGCATCATCCCGAGGACGCCCAAAGATTCCAAGGCGGGAAGACTGCATTCGGCTGCGCCGCTGTTTGAGGCCGGCAACATTCTCCTGCCCGAGCGCGCAGCGTGGGTCGGCGACTTCGTGCAGGAGCTTCTGCATTTTCCCAACGCCGCCCACGACGACACCGTCGATGCCTGCACACAGGCGCTCGCATACCTGCATCGACCGCTGAGCGGCATTCAGCAGTACTACAAGGAAGAGGCGGAGAAGGCGCGGAAACTAGGAGCCAACCAATGATTTCATGGGCAGCATTCACGCAAGTTCGTATCATTGCTGAACGCGCCTGTAGCTCATCGAATAGAGCAAGTGTCCGCTAAACACTAGGTAGCGAGTTCGATTCTCGCCGGGCGCTCTCCCAACCCCGGTGTTAGGGAACTCTGTCCAAGAACGTCAATGGCCGCAAAAGGCTATTTTTTCTTAGACTTAAAGCCTGCTGGTCCCTATTCACGTTACTCAGGTCACATTGACAATGGTTCGCCACTCCGGCTATCCTTTTGATTAGCGGACACGAGCTCTGATTTTAGTGGACACGAGCTCTGATTTCGACTGTCCTGCGAGATGATTTCTCGGTGCCGGGAGGAAGCGGACTATGCTTCGAGGGCTGGTATTTCGAGAGGAATACCAGCCCGTCCTATCTCCGGCCAAAGAAATTAAACAGAATACTAAGAAGTGCCGATTGATAAGAGGATTGGCATCTGATATAAGCGAGCGTTCATCATTATCAGGAATGCGCGCTGAAAGTGTGGGTGTACCTATGTTTCCAGAGACTGCCTCCTATTCCGCCGCTGGCCTCAGAGATGTTCAGAAGGACCTCGAAAGGTTCGAGCTCTTCTATGAGCTAGACACAGTTACGTTTCTGCAAAATGAGCAACAGCTGAAAGACAAAGTTTCTGAGGATGATGCCGCCGAGTGGCGTTTCCTCGCGGAGCTTGAGCACGCGCTTCTCGCTCAAAATGAGAGCATAAAGGATCGGTTCGTCTCGGAAGTCGATGACGATGAGATCTCGCAAGATATTCCTTCCGATTATGCGGAGCGGGTCGCGGCATAGCTAAACGACACCAGGGCGTGACTTTTGACCAGTACGAGCAGTGGTTCTGGCACAATCATCGCAATTTGAAAATCCCTGCCGACGTAACTGTTCAACATGGGCCTGACCTGCGCCCGCCTCAATTAGGCTTCTGGAGAATGAACTGGTACCTCATGTGGGGTACCAATTTTTATGCCAAGGTGAGGGAAGAGTTTACCCCTCGAAAGGCTGGCGGGAGCCAGAGAAATTCGTTTTCATTTCATTATGGTCCTCTTCCAGCAAAGCCCGATGCACGTGGTCTTCCCGCCTATTTCCATACCGATCCAGTAGTACTTCGAATCTGCTTGGCAATGGGCTTTCCGCACCTGCATTTTAAGAACCCGCTGCCGCATATTGGCCAAGACGGGATTAAAGGTTCGCTGATCATCAAGGATGTAGATCTGTTCGACTTCTTACGTGCCGTGTTTAAACATAGAGAAACGGGGCAGGAGCTAAATACCATTTTGGGATTTGAGGTCCTGTGAGAAATGGCTAAATCCTTCACAGCCGCGGCGACTTATTTCCTGCAAGAGGGCCGAGATAATCTTACTGACTCTCTGAAGATCGCTTTCGAAGAAGCCGTACGACAAAAGATCAGAAAAATCGTAATCTTCACCGGCCGAGGTGAGGGCGTGCGCAGAGCAATCAACGAATTCCTGAAAAAGGAAGAATATTCGCACTTGAAACTAGTCGCCGTTACGTTTCCTCAGGGCAAGGTCTTCACTGACGCAGAAAATAAGCCAATTGACGTATCTATGGCCAGGGAAGATGTGGCCTTGTTTCGGAAACATGCTGTTCCGATCGTGAGGGCGCATTTACCATTCGACCCAATCCGATCCATGTTCTCGCATCAAGGCGTGCTAGGCCAAGATTTGAGTCTCATCGGAGCCGCTCTCAGCATCTTCGGTGGGAGTATGAGCCTATGCGTGCAGGCGATCTGTATGGCATGCGACGCAGGTGTTGTGGCCCAGGGCGAACACGTCATTGCGCTTACATCTGATACGGCAATTTTGGCCAGGGCAGCATCCACCAACCAAATGCTAACCGACTTAATAGTTAGAGAAATTCTTTGCAAACCTGCTCTTCTAACAATCGGAAAGAAGGAACGTCAAATTGCTCATGCAGCGGAACCAGAAGTGCTACCACCAGCTCCGCCGAAGCCGCTGAACTCTTAGGCTTAACGCCGCTAAACCTTTCAATGTTTAGTAGTCGCTGGTAATCGTAGTCTTCGCTCATCGAGTATCACCTAAAAAAGCGGCCCGACTTCCGTCGAGCCGCGAATCGTCTGCGGGGTTGCTAAAGTTGCGTTCTGAGCCGACGCAGTGCGACGCCGGCGAGACCGGTTCCGAGCAGCAGGATCGATGACGGTTCGGGAACGGAAGTTCCGCCTCCGCCGGTACCGCCGGTTCCTCCGCTGCCGGTGGAAGACAACGAATAGCGAATGCTTCCATCTGCATTCGTGCTGGTCGTGAGGAAACCGGCTCCGAGCAGCCTGCTGTTGAAGCTCTCCGGAACGCCGATCTGCTCACCCGAGCAGATCGTCGTCGTTGCGCAAAAAGGAGGGGTTGCGACCAGTGCATACGAGCCGAGCAGCGCGCCCGTGGTCCCGCAGTTCGCAGTACCACTGCAGGCAACTACGAGGTCCAACTCATCTCGTACGGCGCCAAAATTCTCTTCAAACGAGAATACCTGGTCGTTATTTGCGTTTGACAGCGTAAGCGATGTAGGAGCAGCGGCGCTGTCGCTGGAGTTGTACGTGTGCGACCCATACGAACCGTCCGACGATGCGGTCACGGAGAGGTTCCAATCTACGAACTTCCCCGTAATCGTATTGAAGTCGAAGAAGCCGGACGCGCTTCCCGGCGTGACTCCGGCTGCGGTTCCTGGATTGTTTACGAACGAAACGGAATCGGCGTAGCCGATCGCAGTAAACATTAGAGCTACTGCACACCTTGCTAACGCCACTTTCGAGCACAAGCGAAAGATTCTCATGTGGCCTCCTTGGCTGTGTTTTGCAGACACGTCTGCATTTGCGGGACCGTCGAGGGGGCGCGACGAAAGACCGACCGCGTTTTCACGTGAAAAGCGTCACAAGCGCAGCCAGGCAGGAATCGAACCGGCGCATCTGACACTTCAAGCGGGGGATTGCCTATTCCTATATGCGGAAAATTCGGAGGAAGAGGCTCACGGAAGACGAAGTTTTTCGCCCGCCGGGCAGGAACACAACTTGATGCGCTTGCATATGGCCGCGCGGCTTAAGATGCGGGATCCATCTGCTACCACAGACGGTACTGACGCCTAGAGCAGTTTTTGAATTAATGGGCACCATTGAGAAAACACAAGGTCCTTCGACTCCGGTTTCCCGCGCCCGCCCCACGAGCGCAAACACCGCGCTCGCGGGTCCCCGGAAACGCGCGGGAGCCCTCCTCCGCTCAGGACGACAGTTCCTGGGTGGTACATAGGATTTGTAAGACAGTTCTAGTCGAGAATTTCTGCGCACTGCTTTGCGCGTTGGGTGACCACGTCGGCGAGACGCTTGAGGATGGGATGGTTAAGCTCGCGTCCAACAACCTGCCGCCGGACGGCGCTGATCTGATCGGGAAGCTCTGCTGCCATGGCTCGCAGTCGTTCGATCAGTCGATCTTCATCGAAGCGAACCTCGGTGGCCAGTTTTCGCCACTGCCGCAGGCCAATCTGGCGCAGGCGATACTCTCCTCCGATCTTCATCGCCATTTTCAATTTGGGAATGTAGATCTTCGGATACGGAAGGATGCTGGCGACGTCGTAGAGCGGAGCAAAGCGCACCGCGCCCTGGGATCCGATGAGGATTGAGTAGTTCTTGGCATGCGCATCGGTGCCGCCGATGAACCAGTTGAAGGCAACCGCATCGAGGAAGGCGGGGACGTCATTCTGGGGTCGAGCCGAATGCTCTCGCAGCAGCTCGGCGATGTGGCGAACGCCCGGACCGCCTTCGCTCTCGTATTTTCTCCGTGGCAGAATGCTCAGAGCCTGGCATAGATCTTCCTGGTGGAGACGAAGAATGCGTCCGTCAACGAAGGCGCGATCGTATCGTTCAATGACGATGGCGATTTCTTCTCCGAAGCGAGTCACATCCGTTCGCGCTGCGGCCAGTCCGAGCTGCGCCGCCAGTTCGAGGCAAAAGTGCTCGTTCTCTGCATGGCCTTCCCATTCGCCCAAGGGAGGCTTGAGGATGTGCGTGGTAGGAGTTCTGCCGGATGGCACGCCCCAGCGGCCGTCGCGAAACAGCAGCGCAGTTTTGGGCTGAGCTCCCGCGAGACTGAATTGTCCGGTATCGTGAGCGATTCGCCATGCCGAGTGATCCTGGCGCAGGATCTTGAGCCGTTCACCGATTTCTGCTTCGGTGAGCCACTGGATTTCAACTTTTTCGGGCTCGCGCCGCAATCGCTCCAGGCGCTCGGGACGAACAAATTGAACTGCGCCGGCACATTCTTCTCCGACGTATGCCAGCAGGGCGAATGGATTTGCGGGAGAGACGTGAAACCCGGCAGCCCACTTTTGGAGAATGTCTGGATTGTCGGGAAGCAATCCGCGGAGAAATGCCTCGACCGGAGCATGCCCATGGCGATCCTGCAGAAGCGGCATCGATAGCGATAACGGATAACTCGAGGGGTCCTGTTGCCATTGCCGCGCGTATTCGAATGAGAGCCGTCCGCTTTCGTAAGCTACGCGACCAACTTCCACCTGCCCGGCGATGGCGGCGAGCTCTTTTTTCATGACCGCCGCTTGAAGGAGTCGATATGAGCGTCAAGATCGATCGGGGCAGCCTTCGATGGAAGAACGCGCTGTTGCCTTTTGCTGCGATCCTCGACGGAGAGAGAGAGATCGAGTATGCGGAGAGTTTGTAGAATCAGACCCACTGCGGCTCGCGGCTTGCCGGCCTCCACTTCGACGATCCATTTGCGGCTCACGCCAACTGCCTTGGCCAACTCGTCTTGCCCAAGATTCAGTTTGGTACGCCTGTCCCGAATCAGAGCTCCGAGGTCGCTTGGGCTTTTGATGAACATAGTGAACCTCTCAATGAATGTAACCGATCGGTGACATTTTGAAAAGTAACCGATCGGTGACATTCGGCTTCGAGTAACCGATCGGTGACATTTTGGAAAGTAACCGATCGGTGACAGAGCAAGACCCAGAGCGAACACGAAGGTCACAAAGGTTCAACCACAAGGTCACGGAGCACGTCTCTTCGTGACCTCGAAGTTCAACCTTCGTGCCCTTCGTGTTTGCTCTTCCGCAGTTCGTTTCTCCTATGCGCAACCATCTCTTTCTTATCCTGCTCGCGTCCGCGCCGTTAATGGCGCAGAACCTGACCACGGTGACGGCTACAAACATTCAGAAATCCGGGGCGCCGCTGGTATCGGGAACGATTTGCTTTACGGCGACCGACGCCAATGACAATCCGATTGCCTTCCGTGTCGGCGGAGGCGGCCAGGAGGTGGTCGCGCCCTTTTGCACCACCATCGCGAACGGCGCAATCAGCGGATTCCAGGTTGCCAATCCGGCGAGCACCTCGCCTGCGAACATCAGCTATCGTGTCGAAGTTTTCGATCAGTATGCGCGGGTGCTCAAGTACTCCGGAGTGCAGTTCACCGGCGCAACGTTCAATTTTGACAACTACGTTCCTTCCGCGAATCTGCCGCTGGGCGCGAGCGCGAACGTGCTGAGCGTTGGCAATCTGACCGTCACTGGCTCTTGCACCGGATGTGGCGTTGGAGGAAGCGGAGGTGGATACGCGACCATTCAGTCAGCGGGCAGTTCACTGGCACAGCGCGCGACGGCCAACTTCTTCAGCGGCATTGTATGCGCCGACAATTCCGGATCAGCGCGAACCGATTGCCAGCTCGACCAGAGCTTCAGCCCCACATGGAGCGGATCGCACACATTCAACGGAAACGTGAATCTTGCCGGCGGCTTCAAGATCAACGGAGCCGCTGCGCAAGGCAAGATTCCAATTGGGGACGGAACCAACTTCGTGCCCGGCGATCCGCTGGTACAAGGCACGCAAGCCGATGGCTCAACCTCGGCCGCAAATCCAGTGACAATCGGCGGCTACGATACGGCGGGCACGCCCGCTCTTCATCGCGCCACTGCGTTGAATGCAAATCCAGCGGGAAGCGAGTACGGTATCGTTACACGTCCGATTCCCAGCGGAACGCAATCCGTTTCGGGAACGGTGACCGCGAATGCAGGATCGGGAACGTTCAATGTCTCCGGAACAGTCACAGCGAATGCCGGAACCGGCAGCTTTACCGTCGCGCAGCCGACGGGAAGCAATCTGCACGTCAGCTGCGATTCGGGCTGCTCGTCTTCGGCCGGATTCTCCGACAGCGCAGCGTTTACGGTTGGGACCACGGCGATCAATCCGGTCGGCGGGTTGTTCGACGACACGCCGCCGACGGCGATCACCACGGGTCACGCGGCTTCGGCGCGCATTACTGCCAACCGCGCGCTGCACATGAATTTGCGCAATCAATCGGGCACCGAGGTCGGCACCAGCTCGGCTCCGCTGCGCGTCGATCCGACGGGCACGACGGCGCAACCCATTTCGGGAACGGTAACGGTGCAGCAATCGACCGCGGCGAACCTGAAGGTCGATCTGTCTGGAACCGCAGCGAACGCGACTGCGATCAAGGTAGATGGTTCTGCGGTCACGCAGCCGGTGAGCGGGACGGTAACGGCCAATGCCGGAACGGGAACATTCAACATTCAGTCGAACGCATCGGTCAATGTAAACCAGATCGGCGGGAATGCCGTCGCCGCTGATTCCAACGGCCGGCAATTGGTAAAGCAGTATCCCGACACCACGACTGCGAGCTATCACGCTTCGAAGAAGTTTGCCGCGAGCTCGACTACCGATGTCGCGGTCTTGCCCGGCAATGCGAGCAACACGGTGCTGGTCACGAAGGTGACGCTCACATGTACGCAAACGACTGCCGGGCAGATCAACGTGGAGTTGATCAAGCGATCGACGGGCGACACCGGCGGCACATCGTCGGGCTTTACCGAGGTTCCGGACGACTCAAACTATGCTGCAGCTTCCAGCGCGCTGCTCTCCTATACCGGCACCGGTCCCACTGTGGGAACCGCAGTCGGCGATCTCGATAACGCGCAGATAGGCTGCATGGCTTCGGGAACCGCTACTCCGAACGATATCTACATCTTCCGGCCGGCGAAGCCCATCGTGCTGCGCGGTACCGCACAGCAGGTCGCGGTCAATCTCGGTGGAGCGTTGACCGGCGGCACCGTGACCGTCACGTTTGATTGGATGGAGACAACCACTCCGTAGCACCAGGAGCGAACACGAAGGTCACGAAGGCAACGTCGAAGGTCACGGAGAATCTCTTCGTGACCTTCCTGTTCGCTCCTTCTGTTGCTTTTGATCCCTGTATGAAAATGCCATGCTGCTGATAGTTCTCATCCTCAGTTCACTGACGGCGTTTGCCGCGCTGGTACACACGTCCTCTCTGGAAAATGGCCTGGTTGTGCTGCAGATCAACACCGGCACCGGCCAAGTGACGGTGACCAACAACGATCCGTCGCGAGCGGCGGTATTCAACGTCTTCGACGCGGCGACCGGCACGCAGATTGTGTGGAGCTATACGCAGCCGCCGAATTCCTCCGCAACCATTGCAATTCCGGTCGTCGATAACAACAGTAATCCAATCAATTGGCAGGTTGGGACGGTGACGACCAAGAGCGGCCAGCAGGTGCAGACGATCGTCAGTCCGCCGTGGCAGGTGACGATGCAATGAAGCGCGCGCTTGTTCTCGCCGTGTTCATCGGCGCATTGTGCTGTCCGCAAAGCTTCGCCGCCATTGCGCATGCCAGTACCGGCTGCAACGTCACCGGACACCTTGTTCCGTCAACTAACTCGTTTACCTTTAGCTGCACGCCTGGAGCTGTGAATGACGCGATCGTGTTCAAGGTGACGTGTGGCGAACCTTCGACGATCACGGCCGCATCTCTGACTGCCTCAGGCTGGACGATCACCTCTCTCAGCAGTGTGTTTGGATCGACGACGGCGGGATGGAACGCCAGTTTTGGGGCCATCGCTCCGGTGACAACTGCAACCACGTTCACCGCGACTTTTACCGGCGGGAACGTCTGCGGCAACTATGGCGATTGGGCAGCCGACGAGTTTACAGGTAATGACGCGACTGGCGGCACAACAACGTTTGACGCACATAACCAGGCCACGGGCAGCGGTAGCTGCTCCGTGAATGTCACTCCGGCGAACGCAAATGACGGAGTCTGGGGAGCCTGCGAAGACACCACGACTGCGATCGGGAGCGGCTACACAAAAGGTCAGGACGACTCTGGCGGAGACTGGACCGAATACAAGATCCTCAGCGGCGGAAGCGGAGTCGCGCAGACGGTGAACTTCACCGGCAGCGGCACCTACAACGTATTGGCGGTCACGATCAAGCCGGCTGGGGGAGCTGCGCCGCCATCCGGCTTCAATAAACGGCAGAAGATTGAAAAGTTGGACACGCCTTAAGGAGCAATCATGAAGCGAGCAAAACTTTTTGGCATTGTTGCTGTTCTCGGAGCAGCCTTGCTGCTGATGGGGCAAAGCACGGTCGTTCCGCCGGACATGGACAAGAATGGCCGCGCGATCGCGCCGCGTCCGCAGCCTCACTTGATCTACTCGCCGGCAGACTTGTCCCATAACGGGATTACACTTCCTGCATCGGGATCGACTCCGAACACCAGCGTCGTCAATATGGGCGGAGTCACTAAATCCACCCTCTACGTGAACTGTTCGCAGATCGTGAACGTGTTCGTGAACACATACCAGGAAGACGGTGTAACAATCGATGGCAGCTACACCGTCGTGACCAATCTGCCTGCAGGAGCGCAGCAGATTTTCATCGCTTCCGAGCTGGCGCCGAATACCACCGGCGGGACGCTTGGCACAAGCATCCGTCTTCCGCAGCGCGCGTTTAGCTTCAAGGAAGTGAATACTACGGCGTCGGCGGGGACGTGTACGGATCGGTTCGTGGTCGGATATTGATGAAGCTGGCAGCCACCAGTCACCAGCTTCCAGCAAAACCAAAAGCAAGAGCGAACACGGAGGGCACGAAGGTCACGAAGGGAAAAAGAAGCAAGCTCAGGCTCCAACGCCGGCTTATTCCTGTGACCTTCGTGGCCTTCGTGTTCACCCCAGGGGTTTGTTTCAATGACTCAACTCATTCGAGGCGGTACCGCGCGCCCGGTCGATGCTGGGCTGATCGAGCGCGTGAGCCAGAAGCTGCGCGCGACGTTTGAGGTGTGGTTCGGTCCGCTGCAGCCGATGAATCCGGTCGCGCCACCAGACACAAGGCCGCGGCGCTTCGATTATCCATCCGGCGTGAACCTGGTCACGCAGCCGCGCAATTTTGAGCCGGTTACGTTTCAGCAGATGCGCGCGCTCGCCGACTCGCTCGACCTGGTGCGCGTCGCAATCGAAACGCGGAAAGATCAGGTGAGCAAGATGCCGTGGTCGTTTCGCGCGAAGATGCCACTGCAAACCTCGGCAGCACGCGCAGCGCAGTCCACCGCGTCCACAACTTCCACTTCGTCCAGAATCGACGAGCTCACCGACTTCTTCCAGTCGCCCGACCGTGAGCACGATTTCAACGAGTGGCTGCGCATGATCCTCGAAGACCTGTTGGTCATCGACGCAGTCACACTCTCGCCGACCATCGACGATCATGGCGCGGTATGGTCGCCGGGCAAGCAAGTTCGGCGCTTCGAAGTAATCGACGGCGCAACCATCAAGCGCGTCATCGACGACATGGGCCGCACACCTCCTCCGCCGGAAGTCGCGTATCAGCAGGTGCTCAAAGGCGTACCCGCGATCGACTTCACCTCCGACGAACTGGTGTATCGTCCGCGCAACCTGCGCGCGCACAAGTTCTATGGATACTCGCCGGTTGAACAGATCATCATCACCATCAACATCGCGCTGCGCCGGCAGATGTACACGCTGGCGTACTTCACCGACGGCAACGTGCCTGAGGCGATCTGCCAGACTCCGGAACAATGGAATACCGATTCGGTTCGCGAGTTCCAGAATTGGTTCGATTCGACGCTTGCGGGCAATTTGGAACAGCGCCGACGAATCATCTTTATTCCCAATGCGGGAGGACAGGGAGCGGTGCAGTTCACCAAAGAGCCGCCGCTAACTAATGATCTCGACGAATGGCTGGCACGAATCGTCTGCTGGGCGTTCTCGCTCTCTCCGCAGGCGCTCATCCGCCAGATGAATCGCGCCACCGCCGAAACCGCCAAAGAGCAAGCTGACGAAGAAGGCATCGCTCCGCTGCTGAACTGGATCGCCTCGCTCATCAACAGCCTGGTCCGCAAATTCTTCGGCTACGACGACGTCGAGTTCGCCTGGGGCGAGCGCAAAGACGAAAACAAGCTCGAACAGGCGCAGATCAATCAGATCTATGTGCAGTCGGGAATTTTGACGATCGATGAGGTGAGGGAATCGCTGGGTAAGCCAGCGCTCGCCCGCTAAAACCAACAGCAACGCACGACACGGATCGCACGGATTCTACGGATGAACGATTGATTTCTTGTGTCTGTGATGTGGCTGCATTTTCTCCTCTGGTTTATCCGTGAGATCCGTTGCATCCGTGAAATCCGTGTCGTGTGTTGCTTTTGAGAAAACTTATGAACAAACTCACTCTGTTCGCCGCACTCACCAAGCTCGATGAACCACAACGGGAAGTCTGGGAACTCGCTACTGCCGAAGTCGTCGATAAAGACGGCGAGATCTTCGACTACGCCTCGTCGAAGCCCTACTTCGAAGAATGGTCGCGCGAGATCGCGAGTGCCACTTCGGGACGCAGTCTCGGTAACGTGCGCGAAATGCATCGCTCGAGCGCTGTAGGCAAGCTCGTAGATCTCGAATTTAACGACGACCAGAAGACAATCGCTGTGCGCGCCAAGATCGTCGATGACGCCGCCTGGCTCAAGTGCGTGGAGGGCGTCTATACCGGCTTCTCCATCGGCGGACGCTATGTGCAGATGTGGGCCGACGGCGAATTCCTGCGCTTCACCGCGCAGCCGGCGGAGATCAGCGTGGTGGATAATCCCGCGGTGCCCAACGCGCATTTCACGGCGATTAAGGATGACGGCAGTGTGGAAGTACGCAAATTTGCGGCTTCTGGCTCCTGGCCTCTGGCTTCTGGCCAAGCAGCGGTTTTGCCGGAAGCCAACAGCCAGAAGCCAGCAGTCCCAAGAAATGGAGACGCAATGAATCCCAATTACGAACAGGAACTCGAAAAAGCAATTTCCCAAACCACCGCTTCGCTGGAGAAGATCGGCGAGCTCGACCGCAAACTGGAATCGCTCGAATCCGGACTAAAGGAACTAGCCGACGCCTTTCGCAAATTCAGCGAAGGCTTCGCCAAGAGCTTCACCCCGCCGGAGCGACGAGTCGCGCGCACCAGCGTGACAGTTTCAAAAGAGGACGACGGGAAGAATGCTGTCGAGGGCTCAAGAATCCCCGTCAGACGCGAAGGCGCTCAGGCCGACGCCGAACCAGGATTCCTCGATGCGATGAAGTCAGCGCACGCGCGACCGGCAATCGGCGCCTAATTTTCACCACGGAGCCACGGAGGACACAGAGAAATTCCTTTCCTGTCATTCCGAAGCCTAAAGTTGGGGTGAGGAATCCCTATCGTGTCGAATATCCGGAACTCGGGCGAGTCGTCATTTTTCCTTGGACCTCGCGAACGGTTGTCCTATCGACATAACGAGATCATAGGGATTCCTCACCGCGAAAATCGGCGGTTCGGAATGACAAAAGAAATGATTTCCTCCGTGCCCTCCGTGGCTCCGTGGTGAATCCGCATTCAACAAAATCCATATCTCGAAGGAAAACACCATGTTCAACGGAGAAGTCACCGAGCGCACGATCGAGTTGCTGAAAGGCATCGATCTTGCCAAAGCGACCTTCCAGACCTCGACCGGTCTGGTCAACTACGATCTGACGGGACCGGCGAAGCTGCTGTATCCCGTCCTCTCGCCGCTGCGCAATGCGCTTCCGCGCGTGATGGGCAACGGCGACACGGCCACGCGCTGGAAGGCGATCACTGCCATCAACACAGCCAATCTCTCGCCGGGAGTTGCAGAAGGCAAGCGCGGCGGACGCATCACCGTGAGCGAGCAAGACTACACCGCTGCCTACGCGGGACTCGGTCTGGAAGGCGATGTCACCTTCGAGGCGCTGTACGCAGCCGAAGGCTTCGACGACGCGCGAGCGCGAACCGTCGAGTCAGTATTGCGCTCGGTGATGATCGCCGAAGAGCGCGTGATCCTGAACGGCAACGCATCACTCGCGCTCGGCACGCCTGCGGCTCCGGTCGCGAGCCTTGCATCGGGAGGATCGATCACCATTCAAGCCGGGAATCTTGTGTATGTCGTCGCTCTCACGGCAGAAGGATTCCTGAACGCGAACATCGCAGGCGGAGTTCCCAAATCGGTATCGCGTACGAACATCGATGGCACCTCCGATTCCTACGGAGGCGGATCGTCGAACGTCTCGGCTGCATCGAACGCGATCACGACCACTTCGGGGAATCAGACCATCAATGCAACCGTCACTGCGGTGCCAGGCGCTGCAGGTTACGCCTGGTATCTGGGAACCTCGTCTTCGAATGCCGTGCTTGCGGCCATCACCACGGTGAACAAAGTCACGCTCTCGGCCAACGGCGCAGGCACGCAGACCGCCAGCCAGATTACTGCCGACAACAGCAAGAACGCGCTGCTGTTCGACGGCTTCATCACGCAGATCGTGAACAACGTAAACGGAGGCGGGAACGCGTACTACAAATCCCTCGATGGAGCGACTCTCACGTCGGACAGCGCGAGCGGCATTGTCGAGATCGATGCGGCTCTGAAAGCGCAGTGGGACTCGAACCGTCTGTCGCCATCAAAGATCTGGGTCAGTTCGCAGGAAGCGGCGAACATCAACAAGAAAGTTCTCGCTGCGACCGGCGTGCCGCTCTTCCGCATCAACCTCAACGTTGAGGGCAAGCCGGCGGTGGTCGGCGGATCGATGGTCGCCGGCTACTTCAACAAGTTCGCCCCCGGCGGCGGACAGGTGATCCCGATGGAGATTCATCCGTATCTCACGGCAGGCACGCTGCTCATGCAGACCGAGCGCCTGCCGTATCCGCTGTCGAACGTGAACAACGTCGCGCAGATCAAATGCCGCCGCGACTACCACCAGGTGGATTGGCCAATCACCAGCCGCGTGTACCAATTCGGCGTGTATGTCGATGAGGTGCTGCAGGTCTTCGCGCCGTTCTCGTTCTGCTTGCTGCAGAACATTGGGAACGGATAGAAAGAAATCGGGTGATCGGGTCATCTGGTGATCGGGTGAAGTAAGAAGCAAAACCAAAGCACGATGCGCATTGCACGGTAAGTTTTGGTTTTCAGATCACCCGATGACCCGATGGCCCGATCACCCGATCTAAGAATCTGCTGAGAACAATCCCATGCCCGCATCCCCCGACGATCTCTGCGTACTCGCCGACCTCAAAGCCTGGCTCAACATCCAGACCAACGCCGAAGACGCGCTGCTGCAGAACCTGATCACGCGCGGCTCGCTGCAGATGCTGCGCTGGATGAATCGCGATCACCTCATCGCGACCTCGTAC